CGACGGTGCGCTCTTGAATCCACACAGCAGCGAGCATGCCCGGGAGTTGATCATTATGAAGCTGGGCGTTGAGCGCGCACGATCCCACTATGAACTGACGGCGGCAGCCGTCCGTGGCTCGTATTGGTGCGCCAAGTATGACGACATGGAAACTGCTGACCTGATCGTTGACTTGATGGGGGGACGATAGTGAAGAAGATCACTGAGCAATGCTGGCACTGCGGCAAGCCCGTCAAGGTGCACGCCGACAACAACAACATCTGGACGCGAATCTGCGCCAAGTGCGTGAAGGAGGTCGTCAAGTGAGCAACGCATTCTGGAATCTTTGCCCAGTATCGGCACGCCACGGGTACTTGCTCGTGGTGAAGAATGAGCAAGGGGGCCTCATTGCCATCTGCCCCAAGTGCTACGTCCCAGCCAAGGGGCGCAAGAATCTTCTGGAGGTGAAGTGATGAAGGCAGCAATCATTGACGGCATCGGCTATGGGCTCTTTATCGCGTGCATCTACATCGTGCTTGTGATCGGCGGTGCACGATGAGACTCGATCGCGCGAGTGATCCGCGAACGATCACGAACTTTTACAAGCCGAAGGAGCGCATTGAGGCGCGCAAGCGCAGCGATGCGACCATCTTGCTGTGCATCGTCGTCATCATCGTGGTGGCGCTGGTACGGGGGCTGTGATGATCGCTGACCTATGCAAGCCGGGGGACATCAGCGGGATCGGCAAGGCTCGCCCGTGTGTGCGAGTGCTCATGTGCGGCAAGTGTGACCGACCGCTGGTGCCAAACGCACCAGTGTGTGGCGAGTGCTCCTACTGCGTGCGCCTGCAAACTCGAGCTGAACGAGCCAAGGGCAAGCCGTGGTGGGCTGGCGCTGATTGGAGGCCCTAATGCCGCTCTATGTCTTTGAGTGCTGGACGTGCTGCACCACTGAGGAGCGGCTGCAGACAGGGTTTCAGCCGATCGTCCCGCGTTGCGATGGATGCGGGGCGTGGATGCAGCAGGTGATTGCGCCAAGCACCATCGTCTACAAGGGCGACGGCTGGGCGAAGAAAGATCGTAAGGAGGGAAAGAAGTGAAGAAAGCGTGGGAGTTCATCAAGGCGCCGCAGCGCTCTGAGACGTGGCTGGAACTGCGACGGCAGGGACTGGGCGCATCCGACATGGCGGCAGTCATGGGCGTCAGCCCGTACAAGACGCCGTACCAACTCTGGGCAGAGAAGACAGGCATGACGCCTGAGCAGAAGGTGGGCGACGCTGCCCGTCGTGGCGTGATCCTTGAGGATGCCGTAGGGCAGTATTACGAGCAGGAGCGGGGCGTGAAGCTGCGAAAGTCGAACGGCATTGTCCGACTCAAGAAGCACCCACGGATCATGGCGTCGCTGGATCGCACCATCGTTGGTGAGACGAAGGGCATCGTTGAGATCAAGACGTCAGCCAGCCCGCGCTGGTCAATGTGGCCCGTACCGCCTGAGGTCATGATTCAGGTGCACGTGCAGATGGGTATTGTTGGCGCTGAGTGGTGTGACGTCGTCGCCCTTCTCGGTGGGCTGGTGTTCAAGATTGAGCGCGTGGAGTTTGACGCCCAACTGTGGGCTGAGATTCAACGCAGCGCGATGCTGTTCTTGGAGGCGATTGACAACAAGACGCCACCCCAGTTGGAGGCGTTGGACGCGCAGGCATACGCCATTGCCACGCCGCAAGAGTCGGATGAGTTCGTGGAGGCTGATAACAGCCTTGAGAACGTCTACCGCCAACTGCGGGAGGTCAACGCTGAGCTGCACTTCTTGGAAGAGAAGAAAGGCTCATTGGAGATCATCCTGAAGGAGGCGATTGGCAACAAGGCTGGGTTGGCTGGTGCTGGCTGGACGGTGTACTGGAAGCAGGCACGCCCAAGTCAGGTGACCGACTGGAAGATGGTGGCGCAGGCGGCTGGAGCATTGCCGTCGGTCATCACCACCTACACGGACGTCAAGCCGGGCAGCCGCCGATTCATCATCAACGATGGAGGACTGCATGACTAGGCATACCGTGATCCTGAGCCCAGCCGACTGGACGTGGGCGGAGCAAGTTGGACGGGCCCGAGATACCGAGAGCAAGGCGCGCGGCTATCAGGGGCGTAACGGTCAGTCGAATGACCGCAGCTTGATCAATCACATTGAAGGCGCAGCCGCCGAACTTGCCGTGTGCAAGTCGCTCGGCATTTCGTGGGCTGCACACATCAACACCTATCAAGCCGTGCCCGACGTGGAGGTTCCATGGCATGGGGCTCTTGAGGTGAAGTGGTCAGCGGGCGACGGGCTCATCATTCGTGAGAGTAGCGTCCGAGAAGATGACCACGTGCTCGTGACTGGCAAGGGTGCCATCAAGCGTATCGTCGGGTGGCTGCCCGAGTGGCGCGTTGCGATGACGCGCCAGCAACCAAAGCACCAGTTTGACAACGGGCGCGCAGATGCGTGGCTCGTGGCTGGCGATGAACTAGAAGAGTGGGGAACATACCCACGGGAGGTTTCACGATGAGCAAGCACGCAGACATTCTCGCCGCGTTGTCGGCACCATTTCCGCCTGAGGTCATCCGACATCGAACGGGAGCCGGGGGCAAGGACTTGACGTGGGTTGACGCTCGCACCGTTGCAGCTCGTCTGGATGAGGTGCTCGGCATCAGCGCGTGGGATTTCGCCGTTGAGCCAGTTGGCGACACCAACACGGTGCTCGGCATCCTCACGGTTCGGTTCCCTGACGGCACGGTGGCCCGTCGTCAGGATTTCGGCTACGAGACGGGCGGCTCAGGTGAGTCGCTGAAAGAAGCCAGTTCAGACGCCCTCAGGCGCTGCGCCAGCCTGTTTGGGGTGGCTCGGTACCTGTACGGCGGCGAAAAGCCCGCAGCGGGGCGCGTTGCCCTGCCTCCGTTGAAGGCTGTGAGCCTGCCTCAGACTACGGCGGGAGTCCAGCAGGGGCATGACACCATGATGCTGAAGGCAGCCATGGACATGTTCGGCGCTGATAACTGCCCCGACCATGGGCAGCCGTGGACGAAGAAGCCCGGCGGCGTGAGCAAGACGACTGGCAAGCCGTATGCACCGTTTTGGGCGTGCTCAGGTCGAACGGACGGTCAGTTCTGCAAGCGCAAGCCGTCGTTGGACTGGATCAACGCGCAGGCTGCGCCGATTGGTGAACCAGTTCGAGCTGAAGAAGACATCAGCGACTTGCCGTTCTAGGTCATCACATGGGGGTGGACTCTGGACGGCTCGCCCCCGCCAGTATCGGAGGGTACTATGGGACTATGGATCAAGTGGGACGCTAACGCCCACAAGGATGACAAGATCGCAACGCTTACGGACACGGAGTTCAGGGCGTTCATCATTGCCATCAGCGAAGCCAAGCAACTGCGAAGCGGCGGCGTCTTCAAGAGCCGGGAGCACCTCAAGGCGTGCATTGGAAGCCATTACGGCAAGGCAATCAGCGGGCTCATCAACAAGGGCCTTTTGGGGGTAGATCAGGCTGGGTTCGTTGCCATAACGGGCTGGCATCGGTATCAGATCGACCCGACATCGACCCGACGTCAGGCTGCGTTCACCGCTCGCCGACGCTCAGAATCGGGGGGGATAACGGAAACCAAACGCTCTAGAGCAGAGAGAGAGCAGAGAGAGAGTGAGAATAACCCCCTTACCCCCTTGACTGCGGGTGAGATTCTCAGGAGGGTAGTCGGATGAGGACGGTGGCATTCATTGGCAAGGCAGGTACTGGCAAGAGCACTTTGAGCAAGATGCTGAGCGAGCATCACGGCTATGAGGTGACGAGCGTTGCAGCACCGATTCGGGAGATAGCCGTCATGGCGTATGGCAAGTTTGATAAGGCGATGAAATACCCCCAGCAAACGCTGGGACTTTCTCGACTTGTGAGCGGGCGTGAGCTGCTGCAGGAGATTGGCGCTGCCTTGAGGGAAATGGACTCACTGTTCTGGATGCGAGTATGGCTCCGACGGACAAAGCAAGGCGCTGAAGATGGCATTATCGGCAGCACGCTCTTTGTGGTGGATGACGTCCGCCTAGACGCGGAGCGGGCCTTCATTGCGGCGTGGTACCCAGATACGCTGTTCGTGCGGCTGGTACGTCCCTTGGAGGGCGCTGAGCAAGACTGGCAGCGCGACATCACCGAGCGGCAAGCGGGCGACATGGAGGCTGAGCTAGTTCTAGACACGGCAGCCCTCACCCCGCTAGAGTGCATCGCAGCCGTCCTAGACGCGGCACGCATGGAGGTTGAAGCATGAGTGAGTTGAGCGAACTTGAGACGATGGCGGAGATGGTCGGCTTTCGCTATGCCAACTGCGCCATCGACACGGTGACCCGCAAGGTCACCTTGCAGTGTGAAGACCACGACGGGCAGACGCTCACGGTTGAGGCGAACACGTTGACTGAAGCAATGAGCGCCATGATGGTGAAGCTGGGAGCAATGCTCCAGCGGGATGGGCAGACATGGCAGGAGTAAAGGCGAAGCGCGGCGGGCCATCGTTGCCCCCACGTTGGACGGAAACGGACTGCACAGAGTGCGGCAAGGTCATCGCCATGGCTGATCCGAAGAAACCAACGTTCCCGGCGCAGCGCGTCAAGGTGATCACGTTCAACGACGCCAAGGGCAACGTGCGGCTGCACTGGCGCCACAAGGCGTGCGTCAAGTGATTCACGCACTGATCATCACCTTGATGGGTATTCACGCGGTGATCGCGTTGACCATGGCGTGGATTGGCATGACGGATAGCCGAGCCAACGCCACAATCGTGATTACTTGGTTCGGCATTAGCATCTTTACCGTGGTGGCACTGGGTCAGGGACTACGATGAGCCACATGAACGATGCCGACGTTGAGTGTCAGAACGAAGCCAAGAGCCGACGTGGTCGAACGGCGCGCCAGCGCGGCAACGCGTTTGAGCGTGAGGTTGCCAAACGGCTGAACGGTCAGCGCGTTGGGCAGTTCGGTGGCAAGACCGACGTCGCTGCGGATTGGATCGCCGTCCAGTGCAAGGTTGGCGGATCGTATTCGGAGCGTTATGACGGCTGGCTCCGTAGCATCCAAGTCAAGGGCGACCAGCTCGCTGCATTGGTGGTGGGCGATAGTCCGGGGGCTGGCAATCGTCGCCGCACGATGATCGTGCTTGACCTTGACGACTTCATTGCATGGTTTGGCAAGGAGGAGACCAAGTGAAACTTGCCTTAGCACTGGCCCTGCTGTTCGCCCCGTTCAGCAACCCGCAGGACACCGCCGAACCTAAAGACTACGACATGGGCGTCATGGCGGATCAGCCATCGCTGCCTGCGGGCTACTTTGTTGGCACGGCAACGTGGTATGACGCCAGCCGTGGCACGCGCGAGACGTGGTACACGCGCGCAGGCGTGACGCTGTACGGCGCCATTGGCGCAACATTGCGAGCCTACAAGCCGCATTATTGGCGGACGTCATGGGACGTCCGCATTACCAGCCTGATCACTGGGCGCTCGGTGACGGTGCACGTGGTAGACGAATGCAGCTGCTACGGCGTTCGTGCCGTCAAGGGTGATGAGCCACTGATCGACTTATCCCCAGCCGTATGGCACACACTCGGCGTGAAGTTAGGCGTCGGCGTCATGCCTATTACTTTAGAAGTGCTCCCGTGAGCCAGTCGCTACGCCCTGACGTCATCCAGAAGCGGGTGTTGGAATCTTTCCCGGGCTCTACATCGGTGCTGGCATCCAACAAGGTCGCAGCGAAGATGACCGAGATGGGCGTGCCGATTACTGGGCGCACCATTCGCTCCTACTGCAAGGCTGAGCGTCGCCCGACTGAGGCGTTTTGCAAAGCGTTCGCTGAGGCGTTCGGGCCATTTGAGCAGGACGACTGGATGCCGCGCGAAGACTTGCCCAAGCCATACGCCAGTGCCAAGCGTCCTGAGTTGTCTCCAGCCGAGAAAGAGTCACGCCGCTTGCAGATGCTGGTGAATAGGTTCTGTGATTGGTGCGTTGGCGGCAATGATGAGCAAGGACAGACACCACGTTGCCCCGATGCGACGTGCATTCTTCGGTCGGCGTCGCCGCTTCCGCTTGCAAGCAATGCAGCGACCAAGCGTGTGTCGTCGCCAGATAGGTGGGATTGATGCCATACAATCGCCGCACGCCATCGCCTAGCGGTGGCCCCCTCCCCGGCGCTGCATCCTCCCAGCGTCGGGGAGCGACTATCTCCCAACGTGAGCAGGTCACTGCATACCTGAACGCCAACCGTGTCGTCATGCACCTGACCCAATGGACGCTGAAAGTCGCCAATGACATTCCCGCTGACGACTCATGGGCGGACATTGAGGTAAGCGAGAATCTGTGGGAAGCCAGCATTCGACTCAGCAATGACTTCTTCAAGGAGACTCCCGAGAGCCAGCGCCGCATCCTTGCCCACGAACTGATGCACGTGCACTTGGCTGCACTTGAACGGCTGGTCGGAACACTGGATGGCGTACTCGGCTCCCAAGCCTATGAGGTGCTTGAGAAGGTGTGGGACACCGAAGGCGAGCGCGTAGCTGAGGCGTTGTCATTCGTGGTAGCTGAACGGCTGCCGCTGCCATCGTTCAGTGCTTAGGTTCCCCCGAGCCTGCCTGACCTGCGGCGTCCTGCAACGGACGGGCAACAGGTGCGGCATGTGCGCCGCCAAGATCACGGCGAAGCGCCAGCGGGAACGCGAGCCTCAAGCCTACGGTGACCCTGCATGGCGTCGCCTGAGTCAGGAGATGCGCGCCGAGTACCCCTATTGCTTTGCCTGCAGGTCAACTGATGACCTAACAGTTGATCACGTTATCCCGTTGATGCCGGGCCAGTCGCCCGTCGTTCCCAAGGATCAACTCGCGGTGCTTTGTCGCTCGTGCCACGGCAAGAAGACGCGACACGGGGGAGGGCGGCTAAGATCATGAGCGTGAATA